TCAGTCTATTTTTCGTGGCGAAGGCACGCAGCAAATAGCCTTGTTTTCTTTCAACCCACCACGGAGTGCCAGGGCCTGGGTGAATAGAGAGGTAACAATACCAAAAGAAGGAAGAGTTGTTCACACATCTAATTATCTCGACGTGCCGCCTGAATGGCTGGGCGAACGTTTCCTAAATGATGCAAAACATTTAATGGAAACGAATGAACAAGCTTATCGTCACGAATATCTTGGTGAACAGGTAGGAACAGGCTTAGAAGTATTTAATAATGTGACTTTAAGAATTATACCTGGATATGAGAAAGTGAACTTTACAACGATTTATCAAGGCTTAGATTTTGGTTATGCTGCTGATCCATTGGCTTTTGAACGTTTTTATTTTGATCCAAAACAACGGAAACTTTATATCTTTGAAGAAATCAGTGGTATAGGCATATCAAACCGCAAATTAGCTGAAATGATGACCGTAGATCAGAAAAAGACCTTGACCATGGCTGATAAAGCTGAACCAAAAAGTATTGATGAACTCCGGAATGAGCATAATATTAAAATCATGGGCGCCGAAAAGAAGCCTGGTTCTGTTGAACACGGCGTGAAATGGCTTGCAGACCTTTCCGAGATCATTATTGATCCGATCGCTTGCCCATTGGCTGCACGTGAGTTTGTGAATTATGCCCTTGAAACGAATAAACAAGGCGAAGTAATAAGCCGATATCCTGATAAAGACAATCATTCTATTGATGCAGCTCGATATGGCTTGTATGATATTATTACAACGAAGCCACGAAAACAGCAGTTTGAAACGTGTGATTATTTACCGGTTATGAGTAAATGGAGGGCAGTCGTATGAGTTTAGCATCTATTCATACCAATGCCCTTGTTGAGTTTAATCGTATTCAAGATGCAATGCATGATGAACGTGCAATGTGTCTTGCTGATCGGCGTTTTTATTCTATTGCTGGTGCGCAATGGGAAGGTAGTCTAAGCGAACAATTTGAGAATAAAGCTCAGTTTGAAGTCAATAAGATTCATCTTGCTATTATCCGGATTATTAATGAATATCGTAATAATCGTATTGGAGTGACATTCGTACCAAAAGACGGCTCAAAAAATGAAAAACTAGCCGATATATGTGCCGGTTTATTCAGGGCTGATGAATACGATTCATCTGCTGAGGAAGCTTATGATAATGCTTTTGAAGAGGCTGTTGGTGGGGGTTTTGGTGCTTTACGTTTACGGACTGTCTATGAGAATGAGGAAGACCCAGATGATGAACGGCAACGTATTCGTATAGAACCTATATTTGATGCTGATACATCAGTTTTCTTTGATCTTGATGCAAAACGACAAGATAAATCTGATGCTAAGCATTGTTTTGTAATTCATTCTATGTCGTTAAAAGCCTATGAAGAGACATATAAAGACACTCCTGCTTCTTGGCCGAAAGATATAAGCAATGCTATCTTTGATTGGTCTACACCTGATGTAGTCTATATTGCTGAATATTATTGTGTCGAACAAGATAATGATACATTGCTTGTTTATACAGGGCCAGCTGGTGATGAAAAACGGATATATTTGTCTAAAACAAATGGTGAAGAGCTACATGAATTACAGGTAACAGGCTATGTTCAGACTCGAAAGCGTAAAATAAAGACTGACCGAGTGCATAAATACATTATGTCAGGTGGTTCAATTCTTGAAGATTGTGGTTTTATAGCAGGCAAAGTTATACCTATTATTCCGGTTTATGGGAAGCGTTGGTATATTGATAATATCGAACGCTGTATGGGACATGTACGATTAGCTAAAGATGCTCAACGGTTAAAGAATATGCAGCTGAGTAAATTAGCTGAATTGAGTGCGCTTAGTTCAATTGAAAAGCCTATTTTCAATCCAGAACAAGTTGCAGGCCATCAAGTTATGTGGGCAGAAGATAATATTAAAAATTATCCTTATCTTCTATTGAATGCAATCACAGGGCCTGATGGTAACCCCATACCTTCTGGGCCGATTGGCTAT